TGCTCCCCCTGCTCCCCCTGCTCCCCCTGCGCCCCCTGCCCCACCCGTCCCGCCCGCTCCACCCGTCCCGCCCGTCGTCGAGCCCGTCGAGCCCTTCGCTCCCCCTGCTCCTCTCGTCGTCGAGCCCCCCGCGCCCGTCGCGCCCGAGCCCGCTGACCCCCAGGAGGAGTAACCCATGCCCGCCATGCACGGCAAGAACGCTCTCGTCTACTACAACGGCACGAACCTGACCTCCTTCCTCAAGGAGTACTCGGCCTCGGCCAAGGTCGACACCGCCGAGACCTCTACCTTCGGCGCCACGAACAAGACCTACGTCGGCGGTCTCGCTGACGCCACCCTCTCCATGTCGGGCTACTTCGACGGAACTGCCGCAGCGATCGACTCGATCCTCGCCGCTGCGATCGGGTCCGCTACCGACGCCGGCATCATCGTTTCCCCCTCTGGCTCTCTCGCGGTCGGCACCCGCGTCATCGCCGGCCCAGTGGTCGAGACCTCCTACCAAGTCTCCGGCTCGATCGGTGACACGGTAGCCGTCAGCGCAGAGTTCCAGGCTGACGGTGGCTTCCAGACCGGGGTCTCTCTCCACGCCCTCGCCGCCGAGACCATCACGGGTACGGGTACAGGCGTCCAGGACCAGGGCGCCACCTTCACCACCTCGACTGATGGCCTCCTGGGTGTGCTCATGGTGACCGCGAACACGATCGCCACGTCCACCGCCTTCGTCATCGCGTCCGCCGCAACCGAGCCCACCTACACCACGCACATCACCTTCCCAACCGTGCTCACCGGGGTTACCGGCACCTACGTCGTGGCCTTCCCCCCTGGCGTCGCAATCAACAAGTTCCTCCGGGGCGCCTGGACCTGCACGGGCGTCGGCTCCATCACCTTCACCATGGCCGTCGTCCGGCTCTGACCAGTACTCGAAAGGACTGAGAACCAATGCCAACCTTCACCCACGGCAAGGCGACTAAGTTCTACTTGAACACCGCCGGCACCGCCCTCTCCTCGACTACCACGGCCACCATGCTCGCGGTGGCCTTCACCTACGACATCTCGGCGTACTCCAAAGAAGTCACGTTCCCCAGGAAGATGGACACGGCCGAGACTTCGACCTTCGGCAGCTCCCAGAAGACCTACGTCCAGGGCCTCTCGGACGCGACGATCTCGATCTCGGGCTCGTGGGACTCCACTGCCGGCATGCTCGACACGACCGGCGCCAACTCGACCAACCTCGACGCCATCCTCGCGGCGATGATCGGTGCCGCCACCAACCCGTCCTTCGTCTACGCGCCGACAGGCAACGCCGTGGCAGCCAAGGTCGGGTACTACGGGACCGCCGTCATGACGTCGTATCAGGTCAGCGGTTCGATCGGTGACCTCGTCGGCTTCAGCGCCGAGTTCCAGATCGCCTCGGGCCCGACACGTATCACCTACATCGGGTAATCCTCTCCCCCACCCTCGACCCCGGCGTAATCGGTCCACCCGATCACGTCGGGGTCGTTGCATGATCGGCCTTACCAAGTGACCTAGTGGCCCAGTGCCCCGTGTCCCAGAAGGAGTGCCCATCGTGGCCGACGTCGATACCCCTACCCCTACCACCTCTACCAATCCCCTACTCACCGCCCCCCGCGCCCCCAATCTCGGCAAGCCGGGCACTGAAGCCGGAGCCACGATCAACCTCCGCGACATGATCCTCGCCACCGACGACATCCAGATCGAAACTGTCGAGGTCCCGCAGTGGAAGGTGACCGTCGGCGTCCGCACCATGACGGGCTACCGGCGCGCGCAGATGATGAAGCGAGCCAGCGACCCCGACACCGGCGTCGTCGACTTCGAGCACCTCTACCCCGAGATCGTCATCGCCTGCTGCGTCGACCCCACCACCCACGAGCCCCTCTTCCGTGAGTCCGACCGCGACACTCTCAACACCAAGGCCGGCGCCGCGCTAGAAGTCATCGCAGCTGCCGGTCTCCGGGTCTCCGGCCTCGACAAGACGGCGGAGAAGGACCTGGGAAAAGACTCCTCGAAACCGAGCGACGCTTCTACTTCGAGCTAGCCCAGGAACTCCACATGACCGTCGGCCAGCTCCTCGCGAACGTCTCCAGCGAAGAGCTGACCGAATGGTCCCTGCTCTACCAGCTCCAAGCCATGGAGCGTAAGCACCAAGAGGCAATGTCCGGCGGCGGTATGTCCGGCGGCGGTTCGAGAGCGAGGAGGTGAGTAGCCATGCTCGTAGGTGAGATCGCCTTCAAGCTAGCTGCCGACACGGCAGCCTTCTCGCGCGCAATGACCAAAGCCTCAGCCGAGGTTCGGGCCCTCAAGGACTCGATCGGCGACCTCAAGCTGACCGTCGACATCGAGGTCGACAAGAACGCCTTCCGGCAGAAGGTTCGCCAGGCGGTCGCTGCTTCCTCTCAGAATCAGGTCAAGGTCGACCTGGAGATCGACGCCACCAAGTTTCGCCGCGAGCTCCACGCCACCGTCGCGAGTTCCCAGGGCAACGCGGTCAAGGTAGACCTCAATCTGGATGAGGTTGGCTTTCGGGACAAGGTCAAGACAGCGGTCTCTGGAGCGAAGGGGCAGGAGGTCAAAGCGAGTCTGGGCCTGGACACGCGGGGGTTCCAGCAGAAGGTCCGCGCGGCGGTGTCAGGAGCATCCGGCGACGCTATTAAGATCAACTTCGACGTCAACAAGACTCGCCTCCGCTCCCAGGTTCGAGAAGCCACCCGAGCAGCTTCCGGCGATCCGATCAAACTCAACTTCGACGTCAATACCTCCCGACTTCGCACCCAGGTTCGAGAAGCCACCCGAGCAGCTTCCGGCGACAACATCAAAGTCAACTTCGACGTCGCCTCCACCGGCCTCCGCGCCAAGCTCCAGGAAGCCATCACTACCGCCCAGGCCGGCCTCTCCTTCGGCATCCCCATCCACGTCGACTCCACTGGTTTCCGCGAGGAAGTCAAACGCGCGATTCTCGCTGGTCAAGTGGGGCAGAAGGTCAGCATCCCCATCCACAGTTCCGGTACGCCGGGAGGAGGGGCGTCAGGGAAATCATCCAGTGACACTAGTGGGAAGAAGCAGATAGGCAAAGCCGCCGGCGCCTTCGGTGGTCTCAGCGGACTGGCGATGCCTGCTGGTATCGCCGGACTCGCTGTCGGCATCACCGGTCTCGTCGGCGACCTCGTAGCCCTCTCCTCCACCCTCGGCCCGGTCATCACGATGATCGGTTCGGCTATGCCGATGGCTGCAGTGGGCGCGGCGTCGACGATAGGGACCCTCTTCCTCGCCTTCCACGGCGTCACGGGCGCGCTCCAAGCCATGTCCAAAGCCTCCGACGGCACCAAGGCTTCCCAGGACGCACTGAACAAGACCATGGCCAAACTCCCGCCTCAAGCCCAAGCTCTCGTCAAGCAGGTCTACGCTCTCAAGCCGGCATTCGACAACCTGCAGAAGACGGCCCAGACGGCTCTGTTCCCCGGCCTTACCGCCATGATCAAGTCCCTCGCCACCACGCTCCCTACCATCAACGCGGTCGTCAGCGTTACTGGCAAGGCGCTCGGCGGTCTAGCCCAGGACTTCGGTAAGCTCTTCGCCTCCCCTGCGTTCCAGAAGGACCTCGGCACTGTCGGCGCGGCAAACGCTCAGGTCATCGGCAACCTCGGCCACGCCCTTCTCAGCGTCGTCGACATCTTCCGCAACCTCTCCGCAGCCGTGGCTCCGTTTGTCGTCGAGTGGTCGGCGGCGGTCAAGAAGTGGATGGAAGGGGCAGCGGCAGCAGTCCAGCTCGCCCGGCACACTGGCGCGCTTAACGTGATCTTCCAGAAGGCCAAGGTCGTCGGCCAGGAACTCGGCCGCATCTTCGGGAACACGTTCCGGGGGCTGTGGTCCGTCCTCAAGGTCGGCTTCCCCTACGGCCTCCAGCTCCTCGACATGCTCGAACGCTGGTCTGCTCACTTCCGCGCTTGGGCCAAGACGGCAGCCGGTCAGCAGCAGATCAATCAGTTCTTCCAAGGTTCCGTCGTCATCTTCAAGCTCCTCGGCGAGGTCATCGGCGGCCTCGGGAAGCTCCTCCTCTGGGCCGTCGCCGAGTTCCGCAACCTCTCCGGCGCCGTGGACTGGCTCGGCAAGAACATGGACCTCGTCCGCAACATCGTCCTCGCAGTCGCTGCCGCGTTCGTCGCCTTCAAAGTGGGCAGCCCCGTCGTCCAGGGCATCCGGGCCCTCGCCCCGCTCTTCGCCGCCATGGTCACTCCCATCGGCCTCGCTGCAGTCGCCATCGCTGGGATCGCGGCTGGTCTCGTCATCCTCTTCACCCAGAACAAAGCCTTCCACGACTGGGTACTCGGCGCCTGGGATGGCATCAAGAGCTCTATGGCCGGCGCCTGGGACTCGATCAAGAAGACCACCCAAGAGGTCTGGCCGGTCATCAAGGACACCATCTCCACCGCCGCGAAGGTCATCGGCGATGCGTTCGTGAAGTTCCTGATCCCGGCTCTCGACCACCTCGTTCCAGCGTTCGGGAGCATCGTCGGCGCGGCAGCCAACATTGCCAGCATCTTCGTCAGCATCGTCGCTCCGGTCGCCGCAGTCGCCATCGCACTCGCCGCCCCCGTCTTCAGTGCCGTCGCGACCGTCTTCCAGGCCCTCGCGGGTGCGGTCCAAGCCGTCACCGGGTACCTCAAGGATCACCTAGTGATCGTGGTGGCTATTGCAGCCGCCTACGGCATCCTCAAGGCGCAGATGATCGCAGCGGCTGTCCTCGGCGGATACGCCGCCGCGTGGAACGCGATAGGCGCCGTGCTCGGACGCGTGGGCAGCATCATCGCCGGCATCCCCGGCCTGTTCAACAACATCGGCTCGGCCCTCACTCGACTCGGCGGCGGGTCCCTGGCAATGGGCTCCCTCCGGTTCATCGGGCTCGGGATAGCCATCGCTGGAGTCGTCGCGGTCCTAGGCGGCTACGCGCAGGCCAACTCACGCGCCCAGGCCACCCTCGACGGCATCAACTCCCGCACCCCCCTAACGATCAACTCCGTCCAGTCCCTATCCGACCGGATGGCCGCACTCACCCAGCAGACCTCCACCTACGCCTCCGCCACCGACAGCTTCTGGAGCTGGGGGATCGGGATGCTCTCCGGTGCGTCGCAGGAGGCGTCAGCCGGGCTGAGCAAGGTGGGTGCAGCGCAGGACGAAGTCACCCAGAAGATGCACAACCTGAACCAGAACTCCAGAATCTTCGCCGAGCAGTCTGGGATGACCACGATGCAGGTGAAGGGCCTGGCCACCTCGCTGAACATCGACCTGTCGCAGAGCAGCGACCAGGCATCAGCGGCGTGGAACAAGGCCGTAACCGCGCTGCGAGAGGGAGCCCCCGCAGGAGCTGCCCTTTCCACCCAGATCGTGACCCTCACGGCCAACGAGAAGACCACCAAGGACGCGAGCGATGCTTGGTCGAGCTC